CGGATCCGACGAATGGACCCAAGCGCATCGGGCCAGGGGTGTTGCGTACATCTACTCCGCTCTGAAGTTTGATGCGACTGCCTTTCCTAACGGGACGCCTGTTCTTACGGCTGTCGTCAGGGGCCGCAAAGTCTATGATCCTCGCACATCAACTACGGCCTGGAGCGACAACGCTGCGCTGTGCATCCGGGATTATCTGACATCTGACTTTGGCCTGGGCTGCGATGCCGACGAAATTGATGATGTGTCTTTTGCTGACGCCGCGAACGATAGCGATCAAAGCGTTGCCCTAATCGACGGAACCAGCACTCAGAAGCGATACACTGCAAACGGTACATTCACTACGGCTGTCACACCCTCTGACGCGATCACACAGATGCTGACATCCATGGGCGGAATGATCTGGTATTCCCAAGGCCAGTTTGGCGTTCGTGCGGCGACCTGGGATGCTCCAACCTTATCCTATGATGAAGATGATCTGGTTGCCTCCATCGAAGTCATATCCAGGCATTCCCGGCGAGACCAAATCAACGAAATGCACGGTACGTTCAGGGGGCCAGAGAGCAACTATCAGCAAACCGACTTTCCTCCAATCAAGTCCGATGTCTTTCTGAAGTCAGATGGCGGCATCGTTTCAATAACAGACATGCCGCTGCCGTTTACCGATACATCCCAGATGGCACAGCGGATCGCCAAGTTAGCGCTCTACCGTCAACGCGAGCAGGTCCAGGCCACGATCACAACCGGGCTGTCTGGCTTCAAGGCAAAGATCGGCGACATCATCCAGCTATCCAACACTCGCCTGGGCTGGACCAACAAAGCGTTCGAGGTGGTGGATTGGTCGTTCAGCCTTGGCGATGATATGACCTTCCAATGCGCTCTGAGCCTGTTGGAGATCAGTGAGAACGTCTACGCCTGGTCGGCTGAAGAAGAAGCATTTGATCAGAATAACACTGAACTGCTGAACGCCTTCGCTGTCGCGCCGGTTGGGTTATCAATCGACGATCAGTTGCGCCAGACCAAGCAATCGGTGTCGGGGGTTTTGGTTGCTACAGTCACATGTGAAACGCCAACTCGGTTGTCCGCAGTAGAACTCCAATTCAAGTTAAGCTCCGAGGCCGATACCGAATGGCGAACATTCTCCACCGGGCCGCTTGGCAACCACGAAGTCCTTGGGCTGGTTGATGGCGCTGACTACGATTTCCGGGCGCGGGGCATCAGCACGATTGGGCTGGCTGGGGATTATGTCACGATTGAAGATCAGACGTTCACACCGTTCGCTACACCTCCGGCAGATGTTGCTGACTTCTCATCAAGCCTGTCGGGCGGCTCTGCTGTTCTGACATGGACGCCGGTGGCTGATCTCGATACCAGTCACTACGAACTTCGACATCAATCCGTGACGACCGGGGCGACCTGGGGGGCATCATCGGTTCTGATTGAACGCATCGCTCACCCATCATCATCCGTTGTCGTGGTCGCGCGATCTGGTACGTATTTGATTAAGGCTGTGGATCGGTCTGGCAATTACTCGGCGGGCGCCACAACCAACGTGGTGACGGCGGGTCAGCTACCTCCACTTGGGGCAACCCAGACGCTCACAGAAGACCCAGGCTTCTCAGGTGCCAAGACGAATGTCCAGGTGGTGTCGTCTGAGTTGCTGATGACGAGCTTTTCTACCGCTGGGTCAACTGGGACGTATCTGTTCTCGACCTATATCGACACAGGTGCTGAGAGAACAACTACGATTGATGCCGTGCTGGACGAAACTCGCCACCATTCTGGAGCCACATCTGGATCGGTCAACTGGGATGACATCGCATCATCCTTTGTCTTTGACGATTGGCCGGGCGACTTCGATGACTGGACGGATGAAGGCGCCGAGTATAATGATTACGACGTTGAGATATACGTTCGTGCGACCTCTGACGATCCAGCAGGCTCACCGACATATGGAGGCTGGGTGCCAGTAAGCGGCGGGCAGGTCGTCGGGCGAGCGTTCGAGTTCAAGGCGGAACTGTCCAACACATCCGACAAGGTGTCACCGGCCATCGCTGGTCTAGAAGCGAAAGTGAGTTATTAAATGTCTCAGAATGACATGGTTATCGCCAACCAAACGGCTGCTCTGGCCAGGGCGGATATTAACTCTGCACTGCAAGCGTTGGCCTCCAACTCGCTTGGGACATCAGCGCCGTCAACGACCTATGCCGGTCAATGGTGGTATGACTCCAGCGCCGCGATCCTGAAGCTGCGGAACAGCGCTAACTCATCCTGGATTGATGTCGGGATATTCTCGTCCGGCTCATTCGTGCCATATCCGGGCCTTGCGTCACAGGCGGAGGCAGAGGCAGGAACAAACAACACCAAATTCATGACGCCGCTTCGGTCTCGCCAGGGGTCAATGCCAAGCTCCAGCATCGCAACGAATGGCTATGCTGAATTGGCCAATGGTTTGCACCTGCAATGGGGCAGAGCAACAGCAGTGGGTGCGGGGTCAATCACATTCCCGATTGCATTTCCAACTGCGGTGTTCTCAATCAATCTGACAGGCGTTTCTAACGGTATCTCTAACAGTGGCATCGCGCTCAATTCGTCATATTCCACCACCGGATTCAGCTACGATATCGACGGCGATGAAGGTGTGCTTCAGTATTCCGAAATTCATTGGCAAGCATACGGAAATTAGGAGAGATCATCATGGCCGATACAAAAATCTCTGATCTCACTGCGATCACCGGCGCTGACACAGCGGCTGATGATGACTTTGTCGTCGTTGACACCTCGGCGGCGCAGACCAAGCGGATCACGCGGGATGAATTGCGGGTCGGTCTGTATCCGGGCATTGACGACAACTCCAGCGCCACGGCTGTTACGATTGACGCTAGCGGTCACGTCGGCATCAACGAGGCCAGCCCGACTGCTGATCTGCACGTTGATGGTGACATGATCTTGGATGTCGCTCATCCGTCTTCAACCAGCAGCCTGGGCATTGGCACAGACGCGCTTGAGGATTCGTCAGCGGCTTCTGCAACGGCTATCGGGGTGTCGGCCCTAAAGGAAAACACCACAGGCCAACGCAATACGGCGGTCGGCAACCTGGCGCTGCGAGATAATACGACAGCGGCCAACTCGACGGCGGTCGGGTATAACGCTCTCTTGGGCAATAATGGGGCGCAAAATCAAGCCTTTGGCGCGTTTACTTTAGACGCCAACACAACTGGGACTTACAACTGTGCATATGGCTATCAGGCCTTGAGCGCCAACGTTTCAGGGACTTACAACGTCGCGGTCGGCGGGCGCAGCGCTCTGTCATCGTGCGTGTCTGGGCTTGGGAATGTGGCAATCGGCGGATATGTTGCTTTAGGCAGCTTGGATGACGGCGATTACAACGTGGCAGTCGGTTATTTTGCGGGCCAGGATTTAGAAGGCGGTTCCAACAACGTCCTAGTGGGCCGAAGCGCGGGCCTCAATATCGTTGACGCTGATTCCAACGTCTGCGTCGGCTATGTCTCAGGCAATGATCTAACCAGCGGTCAGGTGAATACTTGCGTCGGCTTTAACGCGGGCGATACGCTGACCACAGGGTCAAATAATACCCTACTAGGCCGTGACGCAACACCTTCTGCGGCTGATGTAGATAACGAGATTACACTTGGCAGTTCTTCTGTGACTACTTTGCGTTGCCAACAAACGAGCATCTCTGCACTGTCAGATGCTAGGGACAAGGACGAAATCCAAGACCTAAGACTTGGCCTGGACTATATCCAGCAGGTTCGCCCAGTCGAGTTCGTCTGGCAGATGCGCGACGGTGCTGTCACAGACAAAAAAGACTTCGGCTTCATCGCTCAGGAGATGATGGCTGTTGAGGATGCGAACGACGCGCCTTGGGTCCGCAGCGTCTTGCGTACAAACCCACACCGGCTTGAGGTGGCTCCGGCCCAGCTTCTGCCGATTGCCATCAAGGCGATCCAGGAGCTATCCGCCCAAGTCGATGAACTCAAGGCCGAAATCGCCGATATGAAAGGGGCCTGACATGGACGAAATCACATCCGAACAAATCGCCGCAAACTACGCTGCAATGCTGATCGTCGCCAACCGCATCAATAAGATCGTGGCTGGTGAGAAGATGGCTGATAGCACGGAAGACGAGCGCCAGGAGTCAATTGATGCTTGTCTCGGGCATCTGAAATTGATGGTCGCCAAGGGCTACTGGACAAGCGAAG